TCTGCGCCCGCTTTTATTGGGTGGCTCGCAACGCCCTGCTCGAGATGGGGTCCTGGGGATTCGCCACGCGGCGCGCGAAGCTGGCTCCCCTGGTGCCGCTGCCCAGCGACGGGCTCGACATCGATGAGAACGGCTGCCTGGTTGGACCCTGGCGGCATATGTACGCGCTGCCGAGCGGCGTGATCAACGCGCTGGCTGTGCAGGAGCAACAAGCTCCAGGCGAGTATGAAGCGTGGTTCGGGCCGGTCGAGCACGATTATTTCCCGCCCTATCCGCAAGGCTATCTGCCCGTACCGGGCGCGCCGCTGGTTGTGCCGCAGCCGTTCGCGATCGAGACGCGGGTGGACGGCTCGCAGATGGTGCTCACCAATGTCTGCGATGCGGTGCTGCGCTATACAACGCTGGTCGAGGATACGACGAAGTTCAGCCCGCTGTTTACGCTGGCGCTGAGTTACCTGCTGGCTTCGATGCTGGCCGGCCCGCTCATTAAAGGCGACGCCGGCATGGCCGCGGCTACGCAGCAGATGGAGGCGTTCAACGCGGTCAAGGGGCAGGCGATGGCCAGCGACGCCAACCAGAGAAAAACCCGCGTGGAACCTGCGGTGAGCTGGATCAGGGGACGATAGATGCGATACATCCTGCGGAAGTTTGTCGAAGCGCCCGACGTCGCAGCCGCGCTGGCGATGGACAGCCATACCCCGGTGCACGACGCGTACCTCAAGGAGGGCGAAGAACCAAAGCGTGTCGACCAGCTGAGCCCCGCTATCGGTTTTATGGCCCAGCTCGACGACGCCTGGCGCAGAGACGAAGTGTTCGGCGCGAGGAAGAAGAATTAGATGCCGAGCACGCGCACTTATTACCGGAGCTTTGCCGGCGGCGAGCTCTCGCCGGAGATGTTCGGGCGCATCGACGACGCCAAGTTCCAGTCGGGCGCGGCGAAGCTGCAGAACTTCATCGTGAACCCGACCGGGGCAGCGATGAATCGCGCAGGCTTCGCCTACGTGAAGGCGACCAAGAACAACGGCGTGGCGCGCCTGATTCCTTTCACGTACAGCCTGAATCAGACCATGGTGATCGAGCTGGGCGATCACTACGCCCGCTTCCACACGCAGGGCGCAACACTCGAGTATGCGCCTGGCAGCTTGAGCCCCTGGGTTCCCGGCAACCCAGCGATCGCGTACACGCTGACGACGCCGACGGTGATCACCTGGACCGCCCACGGACTGACGACCGGCAATCCCATCCGCTTCTATGTTTCGACCCCGGGCACTCTCCCCGGCGGCCTCGCGCTCGACTACACCTACACGGTGAACGTGATCGACGTGAACACCTTCAACATCGTGGACCAGAACGGGAATCTGGTGGCCTTCAATGGGTCGACCATCTCCGGAACCAATTATCCGGCGACGTCGACCGCGAACGCTTCTCTTTACTGCGGCCCGAATCAGTCGAACACTTCCACGTCGTCGGCCGCCGGCGGCCTCGCCAATACGCCGGTGAGCGGCGTGATCACGCTCAACCTCAATACCCAGACCACGTACAGCGGGTTCCAGGGCGGCGGCGCTGCGCTCTACCAGTACTCCGTGAATGGCGGCACGTGGTACACCGTCTTCAGTTCTTCATTCAGCGGCACCCGCACGGTGAGCGCGCAGATCATCGCCAGCAATCTCGACCAGATCCAGGTGCGCGTCTTTCTGACCGGCAGCGCCGGGCCCTCCGGCAGCCTTACCATCGACGGCAATATCACCAGCTGGAGCGTGACGGTGGGTGGCAGCAGCGGCTCTCCGGCCGTGCTGGGCGCGTTCTACGATTACACCGCCGGCACGGCCATCTCCTACGGCGGCAACTACTACGTGGCCGTGTTGTCCCACGCCGGCGGCACAGTCACGCCGGGTACCAACGCCGCTTACTGGTACCAGCTGCCCTCCGACCTGACTTACGAGATCCCAACCCCGTACGCGGCCGCCGACCTCTTCAACATCCACTACGGACAGAGCGCAGACGTGATGACGCTGGTTCACCCGAACTATCCGCCGAGCGAACTCCAGAGGATGGGCGCGACGTCCTGGGCGCTCGTGCCGATCGTCTTCGGGCCGCCGCTCGCTGCACCGCAGGAAGTTACGGCGACGGCAACGCCCGGGTATAAGGCCATCATCGCGACCATCTCCACGGCCGATCCGGCGCTGATCACCACGAAGGCCAGCCATACGCTGGCGCTGGGCGACGGGATCTACGTCGCGAACCTGACGGCGACGATCGGCGGTGTGGCGACGGTGCTGGATGGTTTCTACATGGTCGCTGGCGTGCCGGCGGATGGAAGCGGCAACCTGATCCCGACCGAGCTGACGGTGATGGACTACAGCGGTAACTACCTCGACTCGACGGGCTGGTCGGCATATTCAGCGACCGATCCGTCGCTGCCGATCACGATCCAGTTCGGAACCCAGATCTTCAACATCACGAATCCCTATGCCGTGCAGGCGATCGCCTCGGATGGGGTGAGCAACAGCGCGCTGAGCAGCTCGGCGAGCATCCTCAACAATCTCGACGTGCCCGGCTCTTTCAACACCATCGCATGGAGCGCAGTGGACGGCGCGACGAACTACAACGTCTACAAGCAGTTCAACGGGCTCTGGGGCTTCATCGGCAACACCACGGCGACCAGCTTCGTCGACAACAATATCGCGCCGGATATGAGCATCACCCCGGGGATCCCCGACTCGGTTTTTTCGGGCACAGGGAATTATCCGGGTGCGGTCTGTTACTTCCAGCAGCGGCGTTGCTTCGCCGGTACGACCAACGGGCCGAGCAACGCGTGGATGTCGAACTCCGGCACGGAAAGCATGTTCAGCTACTCGCTGCCCTCGCAGGACACCGACCGGATCGCCTTCCGCGTGGCCGCGCTGCAGGCCGACATCATCCAGCACATGGTGCCCATGCTTCAGCTCCTGCTGCTGACCAGCGAGGCGGAATACGCGCTGGTTCCGGGCGGTTCGACCGCGATCACGCCGACATCTGTCTCGGTGAATCCGCAGAGCTATGTCGGCGCTTCGAATGTGCAGCCGACCATCATCAACACCACGATGGTGTATGTGGCCGCGCGCGGCGGACACGTGCGTGAGATGGGTTACGCCTGGACCGTGAACGGCTACATGACAGGTGACCTGTCGCTGCGGGCCGCGCACCTGTTCGACACGCTGACCATCGTCGACCAGGCGTACTCGAAGGCGCCCTGGCCGATCGTCTGGTTTGTGTCGAGCAACGGGACGCTGCTGGGGCTCACCTACATCCCCGAGGAGCAGGTCGGCGCCTGGCACGAGCACGTGACAGACGGGAGCTTCGAGAGTATTTGCTGCGTTGCGGAAGGCTCCGAGGATGTTCTGTACGCAGTGATCAACCGGACCATTGGCGGCCAAACGGTGCGCTACGTGGAGCGGATGGCGTCGCGGCTCTTCGACAGTCTCGAGGATGCATTCTTCGTGGACGCGGGCGCTTCGCAATCGTTTGACAATCCGGTGAGCACCATCAGCGGCCTGACGTGGCTCGAGGGTCAGACGGTGGCCGTGCTTGCGGATGGCGCCGTGCAAACGCAAAAGGTAGTTACCGGCGGCGCGATCACCCTCGATCACGCGGCCAGTGTCGTGCAAGTCGGGCTGCCCTACACAAGCGACCTCGAAACGCTGCCGGCGGTGCTGCAGATCGACGGCTACGGGCAAGGCCGCATGAAGAACATCAACAAGGCCTGGGTGAAGGTCTACCAGTCGAGCGGCATCCTGGTCGGGCCGGATGAAGATCATCTCACCGAGATTCGGCAGCGGACGACAGAGCCGTGGGGATCGCCGCCGGCACTGCAGACCGCGGAGCTGCTGGTGATGACCACGCCCAGCTGGCAGACCAACGGGCAGACGCTGATCCGGCAGCAGAACCCGCTGCCGCTGGACGTGGTGGGACTGACTCTGGAGGTGGTGATCGGTGGGTAGCTTACCGTTTGGCGTTGTACCGTTTATCGATCCGCTCGACGACACGATGGGCCTGGGCGGCGGGGCAGGCGCTCCCTCGTCGCCGAACTTTCTGACGTCGAGCTGGGGCGCGGTCCAGAACTGGTTTACCGGCGGGAACGCCAACACTACCGGCATGTCGC